GTTTCCCTGCTACCTACTAAATAGCGATTTTGTCAATCTTGATTGCGTCAAGAAACGATTGTGCTTGGTTATGGAAGACCAGATTCGCTGCTTTTTCCTCACCCAGCGACTTACGCAACTTGTCGTATGCGAAGAAGGTGCGGAGCGAGATTCGCCGTTCGCCAGCGTCAGCCATTCGCAGAGCGTATGGACGAAGGTCTGCTGACAACTTCTCCAATGCGCTTGGGTGCGGTTGGTTGATACGGATAGCGACAGGGAAGCGGTCTTTCAGAGCCTCAGGGAGTTCTCTCATGTCTTCAATGTTCGTGGTCATGACTACTGAGTAGCCTTCCATCGGACGGATTGAACGACCATCTGAGGGACGCTCCCACTTTGCACTGTCAAGCGTGTCGGTCATTGCGAGGAGTGTTGCGAACACATCGCCACCTGCCTTGTCAATTTCGTCTACTACGAGACGACCGCCACGGAGACCGTCGCCTTGCCATGCTTTGACAGCCATGCCGTCTTTCCATGCCCAATCGTTGCCCGATGGGATGTAGTGACCTGTCACATCTGCGTTGGTCATGTCGTCGGTGCAAACCAATCGCCATGCTCCACCTTGGGTGTCACCAAAGTTGAGACCTGCGTAGGTTTTGCCTGTTCCTGGAGGTCCGAACAAAATAAGTCGGTCAATGCCTGCGTTGAGTGCGTCCTCAACATCCTGCCAGCATTGTGGGAGTGGGGTGTTATTCATGTGCTTTCTTCTTTCTAGTAGGTAAGTGTCGGTTGCCCGACTGAATAAGTATGACAGGTTTGTTGTGTCCTGTCAAATCGCAGAGTTACTTAGGTTTCGCTCTGTGTCCCATCAGTATAGATGGGGGGTGTGTCGGGGTTTCCCGTTCCCATTACTGGATAAATCCATCACTGGTTTGGTACTTCCCCAACACACGAACATTATGACACGGGGGTGTGTCAAGGTTATTTCTTTTTCGGTTTTGAGCCGTAGTCCCATCCGTATAGGAAACCTAAGCCACCGCCACAGACCATACCAAATAGAGCGAAACCTAAGTCTCGCCATTCGGAGCCGAGATGTATTACTACTTCTGCGAACATTTTTATCCTTCTTTCTGTCTAGTAGATATGTCGGTAAGTTTATCAAAGGGGTGTGTCACAGTTTGATTTATGTAAAACACCCTGGCTATCCGCCACCGTCGTAAGTAGTTAGCGCAAACACTAACAATCCGCTTCGCAAAGGCAGCAGTCCCGAGCCTGAAAAGGGGAGGCGGGGCTTCTGCTCTTTACGATGTCAGTGTAGGCGTAGCGGGACTAGCAAGAACTACGCCCCTTTCTGAGCGTAGTAATCCTGCTGTGATTTCCACATCTTGCCTTCCACAACAAACTTCTTTGCTAATACATAAAAGATAAGTTTGTGAAACTCGTGTTTAGAACTTCCTTGTTCTTCTAAGAATTCGTCCAAGCGTCCATCAAAGAAATCTTCAAGAAGGTTTCCTAGTGCTTCGTGTCCTGAACTAATCCCAAGGGAGTAATACTCCGCATCAAGAATGTCCACAATGTCGTGAATGTGTTGGTTTAGTTCGCTCATTATTCGCCGTCCTCGTCGTCGCTGTATGTGTCCACCTCAACAATTGTGTTGGGGTCTGTCCATGCTACTTCTGTAACAAAGTAGCCAATGCGGTTTACGAAAGCCATTCCAGCAACAATAGCCGTGCCTTCGTCTCCGTCTACCCAAGTCCATACATGGTTGTCAGGGATACCACGAACCAATTCAAGTTCCTCCCCGTATGTCTCAAACAAGATGCCTTGTTCGTTGATAATCCAACCTGAGGTTTCGCTAAGGTAGTTTACTAACGGTTTGTAGTCTGCGAGCCACTTGTCTACTTGTTGTTCTTTTAGTTCGTCTAGCATTAGATGTTCTCTTTCATTAGTTCGTGGACGAGAAGTGCCTCGTCCAACATGATAGAAGTATGACAGTTAGGTGTGTCAGGGTTTATTACCTGAACATAGTTCGCCCCAACTGAGGGGTCTTGTGCGAGTTCGCAGAGATGTCCGTATGCCTGCGCTACTGCGTCAAACTCGTTCTCTGCGTCCTCATAAATCATTTCCCAGCGCACGACATAGCGAGCCATTACATGACCTCTTCATCTGCGGGGTCACAGTCAAAGCAGTGACGCTCTTGTGTCATGCCGTCGCCATAGAACATGTCAAATACATCGCTATTGTCGTCGTGGGTTTCTTGACCGCAAAGGTCACAGATTAGTTTATTCATTTCTAGTCTTTCTAGTAGGTGTGCTTTCATTATGACAGAGGGGTGTGTCACCCCTCTTCTGCGTATTCCTCAATGATGTTGTTGTAAGACCAATCTTCATTTTTGATTTGTTCAATCATGTCTGTAAACATCATTGGTTCCTGAAACTTGATTTCTCTATCTTCCATAAATGATTTAGAGTTAGATAAAACTCCAACCATTCCTTCCAATGTCTCGTAGATAGCGAGGTTTTGCCAAAGCAATCCTTCGCCTTCCCATACTTTATTTTCTCTTGTGTTCATCTTCGTCCTTTCCGTAGATGTGGCTCTACCCCACCCTTGCGGGTGAGGAGAACCTTTGTTGTAGTTCTTGTGCGTTATTTCTAACGCTGGCTGGTGGCTATCCGCCACCGTCAAAGCATTGTAAGTGCTTATAGGTCGTTGCCGTCTTGGTCTTGATAAATCAAACCGCCAACATCGTAGTAAGCAAAGTCTGCTTCCGCTAATTGCTCAATACGCTCCATTACATCGTCGTGCGTGATTTCCATCTCGCCTTCGGTGTCACGGTTATCGTCACGCAAGTCCTGAATGATTTGCGCTACATCGTAAGTAAAGACTCGCATGACATTGACTCGTGTTGGTAGTTCTTCTGTTTCCATTAGTACCACGCCCCTAGTCCGTCACATTCTTCGCTCGCCCAACGCAAGTACCACGATGCGTATTTGAGGTCATCAGTAATGTCCTCTCCACCCATACGGAATACTCCGTCATCTTCATCGCACTCATCTATCGCTTCGTCAATGACTTGCGCAAGGGTGAGACAAGACTCTGCTGACTTGGTAGTTCCGTCCTCGTTGTCGCCGTAGAAACTCCATGAGTCGCTGTATCCGATTGCTTCCAGTAGGAAGTTGCCGTACTTGCCTCTGTACCAACAGTCTGTTCCAAACATTCCAGTAACACCAGCGTTGTTTAGCCCTGACTTGTCGTATGCGTTCTTGTAGGGACAGCCACCGCAAGCCTGCGTAGCCTCACAAGAGACCGCCATGCTCGGTGAGCCGTCCTCCTCGGTGAGGAGTGTGCCTTCGTGGTTCTTTCGCTGAACCATGACAGCCGTTCCCTGTGTCTTGCAGGGGTATCTGTTTGGGAAGTTATCTAAGCCCATTATCTTTCTTTCTTTCTAGTAGGTATAACCCTATTGTAACATAGGGGTGTGTCATTGTCAAGGCGAGTGGGGGTTTTACCCCCCACCCTGTTCCCTGACCTTATGCGACCTTTGAGACCTTTGGAGCGTCTGCCTTAGCGTCTGCCAACTCGGTTACTCGCACCTGCTCGTAGTAGGTGACCTCTGTAATCGCTTCTGCGACCTCGGAAGTAATCATGCCGACTTTGATAGCCGACTTGACCTTTGAGCCGTCCACAGCGACCTTGGTGACTGTCTCAAAGACTTCATCGCTGACGAGACCACGCAACGCTTCTGCGTTGTAGTTAGGACGCTCGCCCTGAACTATGGTGACCTTGATACCGTCCACGATTGCGAAGTCTAAGCCTTCGGTAGCGAGAGCCTTTTTCATCTCTGCTTCTGCTTGCTTCTTGATTGCCTCAGCAAGTTCCAATGCCTTGCGAGCCTCTAAGTAAGCCTTTGTTGCTGTCTTGGTGTTCATGTGATTTCCTCTTTCTAGTAGGTGTTGGGAACATTGTATCGGAAGGGTGTTTCAGGGTTTTCCTGCGCTTGTCCTTGTGCTATTTGCTTACCCCCCCATTATACCGAGGGGGTGTGTCAGGGTTTCCCTTTCGGTACTCCCCTGACCTGCTGGGTGATTAGCCCTGTACTTCGTTGAGCGCACCCATCAAGCGGTTGATGAGGTTCTCTGCGATGATTGCGTCATCGCTTGTCTGACCGAACTCTCCGACCATGAAGCCCATTGCTACGGGGGTCATAATGCGGTGGAGAGCGAGTGCCTGTGCGCTCGTAAGGTTGATAGTGATTGCCAGTTCCATTTGGTTCTGCTTTCTGTCTAGTAGGTAACACTCATCTTATTAGGTGGGTGTATCAGGGTTTCGGGTGGGTTGCCCTCGCCTTGATAACCACCACTTTATCAGGTGGGTGTGTCACGGTTTAGTTTATCTGAAACCTCGCCGTGTCCCAACATTATGTCAGAGGGGTGTGTCAGGGTTTCCTGACGGGTGAGTAAATAAAACTCACCAAATGATTGCGAGCGCAACTATCGTGCTTGCTTTTGTTAGCACTAAGTTGCTTTCAGCAACCCGCTATCCGCCACCGTCGCTAATTAGTAGCGCAACTGCGCCCCCTCGCCCGTGCGCCCGCACGAGTCCCGTGTGTCGTTGTTGGAACAACAGTCCCGTCGCAGCGGAAGTGAAGCGCGGGGCTTCTGTCGTTTCCGTGTTACTGGGTTGTGAGGCGGGGCTTGCGAGCGTTATTTCCAGTTATCCTCGCAACAGTCGTCGCAAAGGTATTGAGTTTCGGTTTGGTTTGTCCAGAACTCTGTGAAAGTTCCGTCCGATGACCAACCAATTCCAGACTCACAGTTAGCGCACTGCACTTCGTCAATGAGGATAGGAATGTCCTTGCCCTCAACCGACTCAGAGAATGACCCCGATGTGACAGGGGTGAAGTTGTCGTAGTCAAACGACGCCTTCGTGAGAAAGTTGTCTAAGCCCTTCATGCGACTTTCGTCAAGCCTTCCATCAGCCCAACACGGTCAGCACTCGCAAGTGCCTCAAATGCGAGGACATCATCAAATGTCCAATGCGTAATGTCGTATGTTTCTATGTAGTCGTTTATCTCCCTCACAACGGAAACAACCTTGTCAGTATGTTCCTCAGGGTGAAGTGCGTAATCTTCTTTTGTGTAGTTGTATGTCAGCCTCATGCTGTCCTTTCGTGGATAGGCGTGTATTCCGTTAGCGTTGCCAACGGAAGTCACGACACTCTCTTTTGTCTTTGACCTTGCGAAGGTCAGGAATTGTTTGCGCTCTCAACTTTGCTTCCATTGCTTCACGCAACTGCTCAGGTGTGAGCGGGCGTTGCTTATGCCCTGCCTTTATGTTTCTGCGCTTCTTAGCCATTGTGGTTTCCTTTTCTAGTAGGTATGGGTAAATTATACCGAAAGGGTGTGGCAGGGTTTCCCCTGCTCTTACCACCTGAACTTTTCTTCGTATTCTTCTTCGTCTACTGGACGGAGGACGCTTGTGCTTCCCATTGGTGCGTCATGGTGAGACAGTGAGTACTCAATGCGGTCTGTAAAGACTTCGTAGCGCATTGTCCACTCGCTATTGACGGTCATTCCACGCAATAGGTCTGTAACCGTCTTAGCCTGAAAGTGTCCTGAGACTTCGCCGTTCCATAGACGGAGATTCTCAACCTTCCAGTAGTCGGTAAGGTTGTTGTCACGGAGAGACTCGGTGACATTAGCGAAGTCCTCAACTGAGTATTCCCAACAAAGTCCTTCGCACTCTGTCGCTTCTTGTAGATAGCCAGTTTCTTCGTTGTATGAGACGCAACTACAAGTGTTTGTAATTGTTCCTTTGAGTGTGAGTGTGTCGGTCATGTTTGTTTCTTTCTAGTAGGTGTTATGGATAAGTTTACACGAAGGGTGTATCACGCTTTGGGGTAATACTTGCCCTTCATGTTTCTGTGTTCATCAGCGATAAGGTCTACGGTCTTGCCGTTCTTGCACTTGTGCATTGTTTGCTCGGAGAGTTTCTCCCAAGTCTGTGCGGTAATCGTAAACTTCCTGCCACAGTCATCACACTTGCGTTCATAACGCTTCACGCCTTTTGCTACTTGGTCTTGACGGATAGGTGTGCAACCTGCATTGTTCATCAAGTAGACGGTGCGTGCGTCTCCACAAGTAGGGCATACAACCATCTCTAATGCGTAGCGCACTCCGCCGATGTTGCCAATGCCGTTCCAACCGTGCTTAGCGGTTCCGCAAGTGTCGCACTTGCCGAGTCCGCCTTCACGGATAAAAAATACTGGCGACTTCTTGTTAGCGAGTTCGTGAATTGCTGGTATTGACAATTTCTTTTTGTTGGCTTGGGTGAAGATATGGTTGCGAAGTAAAACTTGCATTGTAATTCCTTATGTCTAGTAGGTATGGAGTAAATATTACACTAGGGGTGTATCAAAGTCAAGTCGGCAGTTACGGTCTCCAATTCCATAACTGAAACAGCGTGTAGATAGGTAATACAATAATGCCGATGATATGTATAAATGTCATGCGTGTAGTTTGCCAAACGGGTGTGTCAGAGTTATCCACAGCGTTGCGTGAAAAATACTCACCCGATAAACTGTTGTCATGATTATTTGCGAAGTCTGTCAGCATGAGATAGCCCAAGGTCAGTCAGTTGTTCACAAAGTTCTCGGCTGGGTTGTCGTGAAAAACAACAAACAAACAGGCAATGTCCTTCGCCCCTCGCAACCACTCGGCTATGCACACCGTATCTGTTTGGATACCTCAGAGGTGTCCCGCCAACAAGACACACTGTTCTAGTCCCGCAACCGCAAAGTGATGCGGCGGGGCTTGTGCGTGGACAAAGAAAAACCCCCGACCTTGGTAGGTGGGGGTGAATCTCTGGCTCGGATTATCTCCGAAACATAACTCCGACTCCGACGATGAATCCGAGCAAGATACTCAATACGATAACCGTCGTGACTTCAATAACTTCTGTTGTGATTACTACATCAGCAAGCATTTATTTCTCCTTTGTTTAGTAGGTATGCCACTATTTTACCAGTGGGGTGTATCAGGGTTAGTGGGTGTAATTCCACTGCTGAATGTCATGCCGAGCCTGAGCCTGCGCAATTCTCTCGTCAGTAGCCATTGCTAATTCCACGCTTACTATTTGTTTCTCGGAGAGCCGTCCTAGTAGTTCATACTGACGGAGTAGCCCCTTGTAATAGGTGCTACCCGAAGCGTGACGCTCTAAGTGGCGTATCACTCTGTCTAGTCGTAGATAATTCATACATAGATTATGACACAAGGGTGTATCAATGTCAAGTCTTTGGATAAATCCAACTATGACATACCCCCTTGGTATACTTATGCCATACCTACTAGAAAGGAAACTATGTCTACTAAATACATAGTTCTAGCGCATTTACCGCTAGACCATAAAGACCCTATCTTCAAGGGGGACTTCGCACTTCACCCGACAGAGTGGATTATCTTTGACGGAGTTCACGGCAAGCGTCAAGCGGAAGGAAAGGCAGAAACTTTCCGCAAGTACTTCCATGAAGTTCAGATACGAGAAGTTCTCTAAAAAAAACTAACGAATTACCCCGTCAGCAATGGCGGGGTTTTTCTATGCCCGCTTTCCGCCACCGTCATAATTAGTAGCGCATAAAAAGAAAGGTGGAACGACGACAGGTAGAAAGGAAAAACACCCTGCCGCCGTTCCGTGTCAAAGAATAACACACAGCAGTCCCGTGTACGAACATTTGTTCGCATGGGGCGGGGCTTGTGAGGGCGCACATAAAAATACCCCCACCTTTCGGCAGGGGCACTTTTATGTTAGGTGGTTATTACTTCCAGCATGACGCTGTATAAGCGATGTCACTCAATTGGTCACAGTAAACATCTTGAGCCTCATACTCAATAATGTCGTCACCTCTGCGCTCGCCTCTGACCACTTGACGGTAACGGCGTACCGTGTAAGTGTCCGAGAACGCAAGGGTGACCTCTACAATGCGGTTAGTTCCACATGGTAGTGAGATACCGATTGCATTGCCGTCACTGGTGCGGATACTTGACCACTTGCCACCCGAGATTGCCATCACGGTCATAAAACCGATTTGGTCACGGATAACGGTGGGGTCGCAGTAGCGTCCTTCACGAATTCGTGTATTCATTTTTTCACCTCATCTCTTATATCTAGTAGGTGATTACATTATGACAGGAGGGTGTGTCAATGTCAAGTGTTTAGATTTATCTAAGTGTGATACACCCCTGCGGTATTATGTGTGTGTACCTACTAGACAGGAGAAAACCCCATGATTGAGGTTCTCGTAAACATTGGAACATTCGGGTGGATTGCCTTCGTAATCCAAACCGCACTCACAGCGAAGTGGGGGGCATGATGGGCTACCCCACAATGGCACGGGTGCGCATCTTTGATTTTGTCAAAAATGCGTTCTCGGAGATTTGGTGCGACACATACAGCGAAGCACTCAAACTAACCGAACAGAAAAGTGAAAAGATTTTCTACTTCATTGATGTTGTAGAAGTAATACGCTAAGCGTCAAAAACGCCCTCGCCTAATTACGGGCGGGGGTATTTTTGTGCCTTCATTTCCCGCAGAACCCGCATCAGTATCAGTAGCCCCGCCCCCATTGTTATCGGCAGCATCCAGAACGGGACTATCAGGGTCAGGAAAGCCGAGAACAGCATGACGAGTAGATTGTGAAAGATTGGTTCCATCTGGTTTGAGTATAGTTGTGGCAGTCCCGAGATTCCGAAGTTTCGGGCGGGGCTGCTTGGCTAACGCCGAAAGTGCCAGCCGTCTGGATACTCGTCTGGGTAGTACTCACCCTCAGGGAGTGTCAGATACAAAGTGAACTCACGCCACGCTTCCTCAGCCACCCAACAGCCGTTCCAATCCTCGCAGTAAGGAACGAAGCGTTCGGTGAACTCAATCCACTCACGGGAGCGATAGCGGACACGACTGTGACCTTGACAGTACCAGTCCACCTCACGCTCAAAGAGGTCTCGTGGAGTCCACTCGTCAGGGGACTTGGAGTGGTATGCGGACGGGGACGGTATTAGTTGAGCCATGCCCGTTAGAAGGGGGCTTGCGTGGGGGAATGTCAGAAGCGAGTTCTCTCGCACGGAAGGTCACAGATAGCGCAGATTGCTGAGGAGTCTGAACTCTCCTCTAAGTAGTTGCTGAACTCCTCTCCGTAGAGACGGACGAGTTGCATTTGGTTGTAGTCGTCTGCGCAGTACGCACAGATAGCGGTGTTGTGTGTCGTTGTCATGGTGAGCCCTTTCATTTGCTTACAACCACATAGAGGGGTGTTGAGTGCCGTAATCGGACATTGCCCTCAGAACGCCCCTAGAACGCCGAAAGACCCCCACCCCGTAGCGAGGTGAGGGTCTAAGTGGCTACGCCCCCGTGAGGGGCGCAGAGGGGGTTAGAGTCGCCCTGCGCAGACGGGTCCGATACCAGCCTCAACTGACTGCTCAGCGGAGAGGTCACGCCCACACACACAGCACTGCGAGTACTGCGCACCGAGAGCCTTAGCCTGCTCCAAGGTCATGCGCATGGAAGCGTCCAAGCGGTACACCGCACCGCCCTCGTACACGAAGCGGTCAGCACGAGCCTGAGCCTCAGGAACGAAGCGTGAAGCGTAGAGACGACCAGCCTGCGAACGCTTGACACGGAAAGCCACGCCCTCAGCGTTGAGGTACATACCGACCTCGGTGACGGGGTTTGCAGGAGCCTGAGCCTGACGACCAGCCTGACGAGCCTGAGCCTTTTCGTACATTGAGCGAGCAGACGCTTCCTGCTTGTCGGACAGGTGACCGTTGCGAGCATAAAAGGTCGCAAGCGACTGAGCGAAACCTGACCAAGTTTGCTCGGACAGCCAAGCCGCAAGTTCTGCGACGGGGATAGGGGTGAGTGTGGACATGGGAACCTCTTTCAGGGGCTAAGGCTTGACGGGGTGTCAAGCGATAAAACAAGTTTGACACATGGGTGTATCAAAGTCAAATAAACTTATCCGAAGCCTTGACGGGGTGAGCGAAGCGAACGGTCAGAGTGAGAGCGCACAGCCTCACGCACGGGGGCGCACCTGCGCCCGCACACACCTGCGCCCGCACGGGGAGCGGAGTCCCGCCCCGAAAACAACACGGCACACACGCAGAAGCCCCGAGGGCCAGGCGCTACGGCGGGGCTACTGAACAAAGACAAAGAAAAACCCCCACCTTTCGGTGAGGGCATCTTTACTAATTGCTGTGATTGACTTCTTTGATGACGATGTATTCGCCATCTTCAGTTATTTGGTTGATAAGGACTTGGAGTGTCCAAACCCATGCGCCGTCTCCGTAGAGACTTTCTGCAAGTTCCGTACCCAACTTTTTGCCTAAGAGACAAACCCAGTCGTTCGCAAGGCGGTTAGCCTCTGAAAGATTCGGAGTGTGCATCTCGTCGGCAACCATGTTGCTTCCGTCCCACAAAGTTACTTTGTACATAACTTCCCTTCTGACGAGGTACTTGAAGTTCCCTCGTATTTGTATAACCATTATCCCAGAAGGGTGTGTCATGTTGTTCAGGCGTGGCTTTCCGCCACCGTCAGTATTAGTAGCGCAATTTGACTAAGATAGAACTGCAATGACATCACGACTTTTTCTCAATGACGACCATCTAATACTTGACTTTCCGTACGACGCTTCGCAAGTTGCCGAAGTAAAACTCGTTCATGGCGCAAAGTGGGACAAACTAGCAAAAGTCTGGCGAGTCCCGATGGGAAGCCTTCATGAAGCGCGGGACTTCGCAACAAAGCACGAGTTTGACATTGACTCCGAAGTTCTGCTGTTTGATTTACCAAAACCAGACAACAATGTTTTTGGCATCCGTAAAGAAGACGACTGGATTTACCTAAGTTTTGCGTATGACCCAGTAAAAGTAAAAGCCGTCAAGACAATAGCGAGCATAACTTGGCACGCAAAGACCAAAGCATGGCGTGCTCCCCTGAGTTCCATCCACGAAGTAATCAACTGGGCAAGCACCTTCCGAGAGAAACTCCCATCCGACCTCGTAGAGATGAGTAGCGAGTTGCGCACGAAGCACGAAGCGTCGGTAGAGAAGTCCCGTGCGACCGAAGGAACAATAGATGTTGCGGGGCTTCCATTGCTTCCGTACCAGAAGGCTGGCGTGGAGTACGCATCCAGGGCCAGGAGATGTTTCATTGCAGACGACATGGGCCTGGGAAAAACTTTGCAAGCAATCGCAACACTGGAAGAAACCCTGACATACCCCTCTGTTATAGTATGTCCACCGAACCTAGTACTGAACTGGGCAAAAGAATACGAGAAGTGGTTGCCGAACCGAAAGGTCGCAACTGTCATCAACCGAAAAGATTTCCCCGAACAAGGGTACGAAGTTCTTGTTGTCGGCTATTCAAACATTCAGCATTGGCAAAAGCAACTGCTTGGTCACGCAGGTTATGTGTTTGACGAATCTCACTACATCAAATCACCGACGGCACAACGCACAAAGTCCGCCATCAAGATTGCCAAATCAGCCCCGCAAGATGGCGTTGTTCTTTGTTTGACTGGAACACCCATCACGAACCGACCAGCCGAGTATGGACCTCAACTGGATGCTCTCGGAAAACTTGATGATTTCGGAGGTTTATGGGGTTTTTACCGAAGGTATTGCAACGCTTTTCGTGACAGATTCGGTCAATGGAACATTTCAGGTAACAGCCACATGGATGAACTCAACGAAAAGTTGCGTGGAAACTGTTACATCCGACGAACCAAAGAACAAGTTCTTCCTGACTTACCACCCGTGCGACACAACCCCGTATTTGTTAGCGGGACTGATGCGGCGATGCGGGAATACAAGAAAGCCGAAGACAACATCGTTGAGTATCTGGCGGAGCAAGCCAGACGAATTGCGGAAGAACTCGGAAAAAATCCAAAGTCAGCGGAAGTTCTTGCACGCATCAAAGCCGAATACAACCAAGCACTTGTTGAAATGTCTGTGTTGCGCAAACTTGCAGCGAAAGCAAAGATGCCTGCGGTTATTGAACTCGTGGAACAACACATTGAATCAGGACACAAAGTTGTTATTGCGGCGCATCACCGAGAAATAGTAAACGAACTCAGCGAAAGATTCGGAGGATTGAAAATTCAAGGCGGTATGGACATTGAAGATGTTGAAGAAAGTAAGTCCCGCTTTCAAGAAGAACCTGTCGGGACTGCGCCCGTGATGGTGCTAAGTATCCAAGCCGCCAAGACGGGTCATACTTTGACGGCGGCGCAAGATGTTTTGTTTCTTGAACTTCCTTGGACACCTGCCGACCTTGACCAAACTTATTCACGGTGTCATCGTCTTGGGCAAAAAGGAAGTGTGGTTGTTACTTATTTGTTGTGCGAAGACACGATTGATGAACATATGTACAACTTGATTGAGGACAAGCGTGCGATTGTTGATGTGGCTACCGAGGGCGGTGTGGCGAGTGGTGAGAGTGTTGGTTCAGCCTTGGTTAGTTTGTTTACGCAACGGGGTTTGTCCTAACCTTGACTTTGACACACCTCCGTTGTATGATGTGTTACATACCTACTAGACAAAGGAAATAGAAATGGCACTTGATTACGACGCTTGGTTGGAAAAGCCATACCAAGATATGTACGACAACGAAACAACTCACACTTTCAGTTGCGCAGAAGTCAACGAACTCTCTGAGGAAGAAGATAACGAAGACGGTCTTCCGTATTGTGACTTTGAGGGCGAAGTTGATTGTTACTCTGAATCATCATCAGGGCAAGGCTGGTGGGAAGTCAAATACATCGGAGAATGTCCAAAGTGCGGGCGTGGTCTCGTTAGTTCCGAAGGTGATTCCAAATGGTGAATTACTGCACCCAATGATGGCTAAAACCCCAACAAAACCACTATTTATCTAACAATTTTTTAGAGCCTAAACACCCTACAAGTTGAGGGTTTTATGGTGTATCTAACACCGAAGAGTATCTATGGTATTGACCAGGCGGGGCTGTGGGGGTAAACTGGAACTCGTGACTACTTGACATAGAAAACGCCGTTTGCGCCTAACTACCTTCCGACAAACAGCGTTCCTTATCCACCCAGCGAAGGAGAAAAACAATGAAATCAAAAATATTAGGGACTTTTATTGTCTCAGCCGTAATGTCAGCCACGGCTCTAATACCAACAACGGCTTACGCAACACCTACTGAACCTACAAAATCCAACTTCGGCGTTAGTCCCGTACTCCAAGCAGAGACGATGCATCCCGAATTGGTCCAACAACTAAAGAGTCGCAAGGGGGGCTCAATCAAGTTCTGGGAAGCAGTTGCTTGGTGCGAAACAAACCACGACTGGGATGACCACGGGTACTTTGCTGGTGGACTCGGAATGGCAAAAAGCGTTTGGGCAAACTACGGGGGGAAACAGTTCGCTTCTACTCCACAGAAGGCAACCAAGCACGAGCAGATAATTGTTGCAAACAGGGTCGCTTTCTTTGGCTTTCAAACCAAAAACACCTTTCGTTCGCTGGAAGATAGAGAAAACAATAAGCCGTTTTTCAGACCAGCCGTCGGGTGGAGAAGCATGAAGAACTGGGGACGAGGATGCGTGAACTGGGAAACCCGTAAACCATCCAGGGAGAGATATACCGAATCAGGTATGGCTGAGTGGAAAGAGTCCCGCAACCCGTCCAAGAGGTCGGGAACGGTTTCTGCTCAAAGCGCAAACAGCACGGTGAAGAGATGCCCGCAATGGGAAAAGAAACTCAAAGAACATGGTCTTGTCCCTGTAAAGAAGTTTTCGTACATCATGTGGAGGGAAAGCCGATGCAAAATAAAAGTTATTGGCTGGAATTACCACAAAGGCATGAGTCACAAGAATTGTCAGTTGGCACCAGCACACATCTACAAAAAGTGTCCAGCCGTCAGGTCATACGACAGTGGGTTGCTTCAAATAAATTCGTCGTGGAAGACTTTAACAGCAAGGGTTTGCGGGACTAGGTACGGCGACATGACCCCTTTGTTGAAGACGGAGTGCAATCTAAAAGTCGCCAAAGCCTTGCTTGACGATGGCGGACTTAATCACTGGTCAGCAACATCGGGAAGTAATAAATAAATTAGGAGTTGACAAACGCTTTTCTATCCGATAAACTTATCCGTATTCAGTCACCCGACTGAGGGAAAGTTATTAGAAAGGCAGCCAATGGCTCACAATTTAGAAATTACTAACGGAACGGCTCGGTTCGCATACGCAGACCGTGAGGCTCCGTGGCACCGACTTGGTAAACCCATGAAGGGTCTTCAAACCCTTGATGCAATGCTTGAAGCAGCACAAGCGGATTATGAAGTTCTTCTCACAAAGGTTGCAGCAGTTGATGATGAAGGAAACCTCATTGTTGACAAGTACGGCAAACCCGTCCTTATTGACGACAGTCGTGCAACAGTCCGTGACAACGGTGACGGCACCTACGATTCCATCGCTACTGTTGGTACTCGTTACGAGGTGCGACAGAACCGTGAAGTGATGGAGCGTGCTCTCGCTGTTGTGGGAGCAACCAAGGGTGACGCTGTGATTGACACCTGTGGCGTTCTCAAAGACGGCGCTCGTTTCTTTTCCACGATTGACCTAGGGACACTTGTTATTGACCCTATGGGTGTGAACGACCGTATTGCTCGCTTCTTGGTAGTGAGTACAGGTCATGACGGCATTTGGCCGATTCGGTATGCGAATACCGACATTCGTGCTGTATGTCAGAACACTGTCATCATGGGTATCAAGGACGCAGAGCGTGTCTTTACTGCTCGTCACACACGCAATGTGGACACAGCAATTCAGGACGCTAACGAGGCTCTTCGCATCTCCGTGGAATGGGCAAAATCATTCAAGGACATGGCGGAGCGCATGCTGGCAATCCCAGTACCTCTCGGCTCTAACGCTGTTGACAAGGTAGTTGACCGTGTGTTCGTACCGAAGAAAGACGAAACAGACCGTCAGCGTCGCAATCGTGAAGAAATCAACCAAATGGTTCGTGGTCTTTACACCAACGAACGAAACGGCAAGAACTATGGGTACAACGGCTGGAGTATTTACAATTCAATTGTTGAATACCTTGACCACTACCGTGATGACGACAAACTCGCAATGGCTCAGGCTTCAATGGACGACACCTCATGGGTGACACGCAAAAAGATTGAAGCACAGCACGCAGTTCTCGCACTCGTCTAAAAAATAAATCACCGAAAGGGTGTCACTCCTATTGTGGGTGGCACCCTTTTCGTTTATCATAGAGAAAGAGCACGGAGTAATAATGTACGACGACTATGACGACGAAGAAGAAGAAGACCTATTTGCAATAGACCTTCCAGCGCCCGAAGATACATTCACTTATCTCATAAGTCAGTTCTTCATTGAGGCAAACAGAAAAGAGAAGCATGTGAATCGGGATGTTATGAAGGCACTTGACAAAGTCTTTGACAGACATGGAGATGACTACTCTGCTGTTTCAGTGATGGGATACATCTCTCAGCGAAAAGGTTGGGACTTAGAAATCCTCATGGAAAAGCATGAAGTAGAGGATTACTTGATGACTGCCCACAACATTTTTGATGACGACATCTGGCAGAAAGTTCTCGGGACTACTGCGATGTCAGACCTGCGGCGAGAAGTCTTCTCTCTCAGTCAAACCTATCTAAGCCGTGCTGTTCAGGAGGTACTGGGGAGGGAACGACCAAACAAGACTGTTGTGGGTGACCCTCTACTGTGATGTGTTCAATGAGAGAAGGGTCATACATTGCGCCACATTCGTCACATTTAGCAAGAAAATCACGCCGTTTCATGGTCTTCTTCGTCTGAAAAAAGACGCAAAGTAACATTCATGGACTTGTCTTCATTGACGGAATTGACTTCTACACCAAGGTCTTCCATGATGACATCAGCCAGTTCGCCCATCTCTTCTTCAAGCGCCTCAATCTCTTCGTCGGTCGCATTGTCGTCCATGGCCATCGTGACCAAGACTTCCGTGATAGTCCCGTGAATCCGTAATCTTGCTTCGTTTGCGTTCATGGTTGACATTTGTATCACAAGATGATAGGGTTCAGCATGAACACGGGACTTCCGTGCTTCGCAAACGAGGAGCATTAGTATGGCATCTACGCAGGTAACACTTATCGGAAACTTGACTTCCGACCCAGAGTTGAAATACATGACAAACGGGTCTGGAAAACTGGAATTCAGTATTGCTTGTAATGAGTATTGGACAGACAAAGAAGGCGAGCGTCAAGAGAAGACCTCATACTTTGATGTCGTAGCATGGCGAAACCTTGCCGAAGAGGGCGCAAACATTCTTGAAAAGGGGATGGGTGTAGTCATCGTTGGTCGCATGGAACAGCAGACTTGGGAGGACAAGGAGACGGGCGCAAAGCGGTCTCGTGTTCAGGTTCTCGCAGACAACATCGGCGCACGAGTCGGTGGGCTTGAATCTGTTGAGCGCAAGAAGCGTTCAGAAGATGGTGGCGCAAAGAAGCCAGCAGGCAAGCCAGCACCTAAGAAGGTTGCCGAAGAAGACGAACCGTTCTGATAATCATCTAGTCAGAACAAGAAAAACCCCCACACCGACCAAATGGTTAGTGCGGGGGTTTTCCTTTTGTGGGGGGGATTAGTCAATGTCAATAATGAGTACGGACTCATCTTCCATTGTGTCTCTGCCAAGAACATGAACATCAGTTATTCCTGATTGCCAGTTCTCTCGTGTGTGGTGATGACCACAAACATGGAGAGTTGGATTGACTTTGTTTTGTAGTTCAAGGATTAGTTCACGCTGAGCAACAGAGATTGGAAGTTCGTCTTTGTAAGAGATTTCTTTTCCGTATGGTGCTTCGTGTGTAATGAGAACATCAACTGGTTCGTCGCTTACATACGCATCCATGTGGTACGGACTCACTAGTTCTTGTTTCCACCACGATACTCCAAGTTCACGATGTTGCCAGTCCACAGACCATGCACCGCCGTAACCCATGAATGTCTTGGAACCGATGTTGAACCGACATCCACGAGGAATGTACTGTAACCACTTGTTAGGTGTAGGGATTGGGTTGTTGCGCCCGTTAGCCCGTACAAGGTCATCAAGAATGTCGTGGTTCTCATGGTTGCCATCTACCCACATGAACTTGATACCGAGCCTCTCAGCACGGTCTGCAACGAACTTGACAAATGTCTGTCCGTGCTTCATGTGTGTCCAGTATCCAAAGTCACCACAGGCGATGATGACATCTACCTCGTTCTTGCTCGCATGGTTGAACAACCATTGTGCGTGCTTTTTATTGCCGTGAATGTCTCCTGCGAACATTACTCGTGTATTCATTTAGTTCACCTCCTCAGGTGTGTCTAGTAGTTATGGATAAATCATACCAAAGGGGTGTGTCAAAGTCAAATCGTGCTTGACGGGGGATTTAGACCGAACTAGTGTTCGCCTTATGATTTGCGACATTATTCCGACAGACATACAAAACCTAATCATTTCCGCCTATTCCGAAGGTTTCTCGGATAAAGAAATGAACAAGATGCTCCCCCCAAAGTATGTGATTGACGCAGTACTTGGCGAACGAGAGGTAAAAGCCCCGCTTGGCGATGCTCAGATGCAACTGGCTCGGGACTGGTGCGCTCGTCAGCACGAGGTTCAGGATGCTGCGGCGAAGACTCATCATGCGCTAATGGATGTGGAACCGCTCACCCAAGAGATGGCGGTGAAGGGCAATTTGCCTGCGTGGTGTGTTCGCCCGTGGGCTGTGACAATGTTGTTTGATTGGTCAGCCGACCTAGAAGGGGCGGTTATTGAGGCGGGGGAGTACCTACAAAGCAAAAAGACCCCCACTCGCTAGGAGCAGGGGTCAGAATGTGCAGATTTACCGTCTACGGCGGGAGCGGGAGTCACAGATTTCATCCCAATGCTTTTCGCAAAAAGCGGGGATTTCGTATGCGACCTGCATTGCACGAACGGCAATTTTTCCCTCACAGGGACTAAAACCGTCATTACAGCACTCCACAGGGAAATCGCTATGTTCCATTTTTTCACCTCAATTCATTTCTAGTAGGTAATAATTACATCTTACAACATGGGTGTATCGGAGTAAAGTTATGACAAATCTAAAAAAAGCACCACAAAAAGAAATACTTTCCATAGACCGAACAGGCTCATGGGGAAAAGTTGAGTACCGACATCGCCTTGCGTGTGGACATACCGAAGTGCGAAAGCGACCGAGCGTGGCTCCGAAAATCGCTTGTTCATGGTGTGTGGTGGCGGAGGAGAAACAGAAGGAACTAGAAAGTCTGGCTACTCTGGAACCGATGCCTCTGGAAGTCCCGCCAGAAGAGCCCTGGTACGACGCTGATGCCGAGTATGAAGTGGATGCGGGACGGTTGCGGGCTGGGTTGGTTCTGGCTCTGGGTCTGGCTCCAGAAGCGGTTGAGGTTGTTTCGGAAGTTGGAGATGACGGCGAGTTAGAAGCGAGGTATGTGGTTGTCTTTATGGATTTGTCTACTGCCAGGAGGATTGCCCGATTTGACAGCGACACACCCGTCTGATAAAGTTATCTGAAAGGTTGTCACAGAGGCACGGGAAACCGTGATACACCCCTTAGGCATACTTAGACCAACAACAACCCGCAGGAGGGCTACTAGACATGAGAAACCAATACAACATCAAGGATGCACGAAGCGACCTGAAACTGCTCAACGACTTTCTTGTTGAGTTAGGTGAACAAATACAGCGCAAGCAGGCTCCGTCTAACCAGTTAGAAGAGTTGATGATGGACAGCGAGTTCGCTCGTCTAATGACTAACATTCGTTTCTTCCAAGTTGAGGGCAATAAGTATCTCGCAGAGATTTATACAAGCAAGGCAACCATGTATCAAGAGAAGGCAGACAACAAGTGAGCGACACCCAAGTAATTGAATACGCAGTAGAAATCACGCAAGAGGAGGCGATGGAAATCATCGCTGACGCAATTGCAGAGTACGGCAGACCAATGTGGATTGCTGTCGTACCCAGTCGTATACGCAAATTAGTACCGTACCCAACGCTATTAGAAATGATGGACAACGCTGGGCGTATTTCTGTCAAGCGAGTAGAGAAATATCAGTCAATTATTGACTGGACACAAGAACACTTATTTGAGCAAGTAACACCACAGCAAGTCATGGAAGTGGGAGACATCTCCTATCCAACAGCACTCAAATTCATCGGAGAACGACCTGACATCTTTCGCAAGATAAAGCGTGGACTCTACGAACTTCGTGACCCACAGGCTGACAGACGCAAATAGTTTTTCACGATTTGTCATTACGCATAATCTCCGTGTAACCTGCGAGCAGTTACACACGGGGAGCACAATGACTGAATTCTTTGACACTTCTAGGAGTGCGTGCCGAGAGCATCCAACCGAGTGGTGGTATCCGCTCAAAGGCAAGGAATCTTATGCGATTTCACGCCAAGCGGTTTTGATTTGCAGGGCGTGCCCCGTGCGTTCCCCGTGTTTGAGTCATGCCCTTGTCCACGAAACACATGGAATTTGGGGAGGGATGCGTGAAGCCGAAAGAGAAATAGAACGACGACGGCTGGGAATACAACTCAGCGACTTTGCCATCAACACGATGAGTCAGCAAACAGTGCGTATGTCCCGCAGACTAAACAACATAGAAAAAACACGAGAGGCTTACAGATGAGTGGCGCAACAATTTCCATTTCCGAAGGGTTTGTCCGACTTGACGGTGTGATGGCTGATGATTATTCGGTGGTCAACTCAGCGAGAGTTTCTTTTGCCCAACAGTCATCCGAGATTCATGCGGATTTGTCAGGAAAAGATAAAGGTTTGATTGGTTTTTTGATGCGAGAACGACATGGAACTCCTTTTGAGCATAACTCGTTTCGTTTTCATGTCAAGTGTCCTGTGTTTGTAGCCCGTGAGTGGTTCCGACATCGCATCGGTTCTTTCAATGAATTCTCTGCACGGTACTCAGAAGTCCCGAATGAGTTCTTTCTTCCCGCTGAGTCTACGATTCGCACCCAGGTGGGCAAGCCAGGCGCATACACATTTGAACCTGTTGATGATGTTTTGGCTACGAGTGCTGTTGAGATGATTTCGGCAGTAAACACCAAGGCTTACGAAATTTACTCTTGTCTTGTAAATTTGGGTGTAGCAAAAGAAGTTGCACGCATGGTTCTACCCGTGTCTATGTATACCCAGTTTTACTGGACTGTAAACGCACGGTCGTTGATGAACTTCCTTTCGTTACGCACCGATGTCAACGCCCAATACGAAATCCGTGAATTCGCTGATGCGGTTGAGATTTTCTTCAAAGAGCAAATGCCAGCCACTTGGTCGGCATGGGTTGATTGCGGTAAGGTTTGTCCGTGAGTTCTTCTGCATCCCCAGTTGTCGCCAACTTTCTTGGCAAACTGAATGGTGTAAAGCAAAGCGGGACTAACTGGTACGCCCGATGCCCGTGCCGTGCCGACGACATGAACCCGTCGCTGAGCATTGGCGAAGGTCGTGATGGTCGTGTTTTGGCGACTTGTCACCGAGGAAACCCTTGTTCTCTTGATGACATTTGTAAAGCAATGGGAATAACACACAATGATTTGTTCCCCAAAGAAGAAGAAGTTGAAGTAAAAGTACCCGTGAAAGCAGAAAAACTAAGCAAAAACCTTTCACTTGTTGCAACTTACGATTACCGAGATGCGCTTGGCGAACTATTGTTTCAGAAGCAAAGATTTGTAGACGAACATGGGAAGAAAACTTTCCGTCAACGCAAACCTGATGGCGAAGGTGGTTGGTCTTACCAACTTGGCGAAGTCCCGCGCGTGCTGTACCGACTTCCGCAGATTGCGAATGCGATTGCAAACGGCAAATCTGTTTGGGTTGTTGAAGGAGAAAAAGATGCTGATACTTTGGTTGAAGCGGGTTACGAAGCAACAACAATGCCGAATGGTGCTGGCACTTGGTTGGACATTCATACTGAGTCTTTGGCTGGTGCAACCGTGTTTCTTATCTCAGACAACGATGAGGTTGGACAAAAGCACGCCCTTGATGTAGCGGACATTCTACGAGAGGCTGGTTGCAAGGTAAAGATTGGTATCCCACCCGAAGGATACAAAGATGTTACTGATTTATACGAAGATGGCAAGTCGGTCAAGAACTTGATTCCGTTCGGTGTTGATGAAACCGTTCAGGAAGAAGAACAAACAAGCAGTGAAATGGAGGAGTTGCTCGGCGGACTGGAACTCGTTCTGCGTCGTGACGACATCAGTGAAGAGTCCCGCTTGGCTCGTGCTGGCATCTTGTTGAACAGTTTCTCTCGTGGAGCCAATGTTGATTACGGGCGGCTCGTCCACTGGGAAGATTTCTTACTGGAAGAAGATGATGATTCTTACGACTGGGTGATTCCAGGTGTGATTGAAAAACAGGAGCGTGTTATTGTTGTTGCAGCCGAAGGTGTTGGTAAGACTATGCTTGCACGACAAGTTGCGATTTGTGCGTCTGCTGGTATCAACCCATTTACCATGTCACGAATGGAACCTGTTCGCACATTGACTGTGGACTTAGAGAACCCTGAGCGCATCATCCGTCGCACTTCACGCAACATCATGAATGCCGCTCGGACACTTGGGCATACGCAGCACAATCTTGCTGAACTACTCGTGAAGCCATCAGGTTTAGATTTACTGAAACAGTCCGACCGTGCGGTTTTGGAAAAAGCGATTGAGGAGTCACAACCACAGTTGCTCGTGATGGGTCCTTTGTATAAAGCATTCATTGACCCAGGCGGCAGAACATCCGAATCTGTGGCTATTGAGGTTGCTCGGTACTTGGATGGGTTGCGGGACGCTTACGGCTGCGCCATGTGGTTGGAGCACCATGCGCCGCTGGGTTCCTCAATGGGTTCACGAGATTTGCGTCCGTTCGGTTCAGCAGTTTGGTCTCGCTGGCCTGAATTCGGTCTATCATTGACACCAGACCCAACCGCAACTGAGGGGTTTGTCTACAATGTTTCACATTTCCGTGGCGCACGAGATAGGCGAAAGTTCCCAACAAAGATGCGGAGAGGAAAAGTTTTCCCGTTTGAGGTTTTGGAGTTCATGAAGGTAGACGAATGAGCAACTCAAATCAAGGACTCACCCGTGAGTTCCTCGCAGACCGAGACTTGCGTATCTTCAAGATGCGTCAAGCAGGAGTCCCGATGAACGAGATTGCCCGTCGCTTCGGAATGACTTCATCAGCAGTTGGGACGGCAGTCCGACGACAACTTCAGCGTTTGAATTCGGAAGCATTGATGGCTTACCCCGAAGTTCTTCGTATGGAACTGGAAAGATTGGATGCTCTCCAACAATCAATTTGGCCTCTTACACAGCATCGCAAAGTCCGTATGGATGACGGCACTGAGGTGACCGTGGAGCCCGACATGAAGGCAGTTCAGACTGCGTTGTCTATTATGGATAGGCGTTCCAAGTTGCTGGGTATGGAGCAAACCAACATCAATGTCCAAATGGATGTGGGGATGAGCGACGAGCCGATTCGTGCGACACTTGCTGGTGCGAACAACAAAGCGATTGGTGTTCATGCGTTTGACCCTGAAACCGAAGTGAAGAAGTTGCTGGAAATCATGGGTAACTCAGGTGTGTTGCCTCCTGAGACAATCCATCAACTACTCGGGACTACTCCGCAACTGGAAGCATCTAGTGTAGAGTCTGACATAGTAGACGCGGAAGTAGTTGAGGAAAAATGAGCGAAGAAGAAATGATTAGCGACAATCTGGAGATGGCGATGGACGCTGTTGCGGATTCAATCAAGCCAACCCGCAAGTCAAAGACTGGGGCGAAAGACGGTGAGGTTGCTGGTAAGCAGGTTCTTATCCGTGCAACAGATGAAGACCATGCCCGTTGGAAAGATGCTGCCGAAATCAGAGGCGTGTCTATGGCTGAGTTGATTCGTGATGCGGTGAACTTGTCCGTCAAGGAAGTTCTTGACTGCCCCCATCCGAGCAACATGAAGCGTTACTACCCGTGGGCAACAACCTGCCTGCAATGCGGATGGCAAGAAGTTCGTGACCATCGGAAGCCCCGTGGTCAGAACCACAAGTGAGGCATCGGTCTAAGAAGAAGGAGGCGGAGTACAAACTTCGTCGTCCACTTGTTGAGAAACTTTTGGGTGAAAAACCTTATTGCGAGGCGTGCCCTGTTTTTGCCGAACACGATGGGCTTGTCACTTATGTTCGTAAACGCTCTATTGATGTCCATGAACTTGTCCGTAGGTCTCAAGGTGGTTCTATCTTGGATGAGGACAATCTGATGTGTGTGTGTCGTGACTGCCATCGCCGTATCGGGAACTACCCACAGTTGGCTTTTGATTTAGGTTTAGCCAAACACGCTTGGGGCGAATGATGCGTATCGTTGGTCTTGATTTGTCGCTTACATCGTCAGGCGTTTCCATTGACGGTTCTACGAGGGTTGTTTCCTCTAAACACAAAGGTGTTGAGCGGTTGTCCGACCTACGCCAACAGTTTATACAGATTTGTCAGGAAAGTCAAGTTGATTGCGCCGTCATTGAGGGCTATTCGTTTGCATCACGCAACTCGCAAGCGCACAGCATTGGTGAACTTGGAGGCGTTGTGCGTCTGCTTCTCCACGACTTGGGCATACCTTACATTGAGGTTCCACCCACATCCCGTGCGAAGTTTGCAACTGGCCGTGGGAATGCATCCAAAGGCGAAGTGATTTCTGCTATTTCTGCAAAGACGGGACTTGTGTTCGCTGGTGCAGGTGGGAATGACGAATGCGATGCGTGGGTTTTGGAACAGATGGCTCTGACAAGGATGGGCACATCCCAATACTCGTGGACTAAGGAACAACTTGTCGCACTTGACAAAGTGGACTGGTCTGCGCTAGAAAGGTAGCCGTGAATAATAGAACAAATCCAATCTCGCAAGTTGAGGTTGAAACGGAAATCATGCGTCTAATGGAACTTTTAGAGGAACACACCGAGGCGTTTGAGCAACTTGCCACAGACTCCGCCAAGAAAGAAGCATTGTATAAATCCAATTGGGCAAAAGAGTACTTGTCTGCCAAGGGGTCTATCCGTGAGCGAGAAGCGTGGGCTGACTACAAACTATCAGACGAGTCGTATGATTACAAAATTTCCGAAGCCCTCGTCAAAGCCAAGCGAGAAAAACTCATCTCTTTACGCACATCCATTGATGCGTTACGAACCCTGAATGCGAATGTCAGAACACAGATTGGAAGCCACTAATGACTCACAAGATTGACCCGTCCATTGAGCATCTAGCAGCCCCGCTAGAGAATTTGCGTTCTCTCGTCGGAAACCCTCGTGTCGGGAACATTGATGCCATCTGCGCTTCTTACAACGAGTTCGGTCAGGTAAAGCCAATCGTTGTTCGCCCGAACGATGATGGGACAATGACTGTTATTGCTGGAAATCACCAGTTCCAAGCAGTTCAACGACTTGGTTGGTCACACATCGCTGTCGTCCCAATGTATGTTGATGATGCCCGTGCAATGGCGTTTGCAATCGCTGATAACCGCACTAACGAGTTGGGTCACACCGACGACGACCTGCTCGCTGATGCGTTGGGTCAAATCATTGATGACTACGGCGACTTGTTGGAGGACTTGGAGTGGGACGAGTTTGAGTTGGCGATGTTGGACTTGTCTACCGAAACACAGGTGACTTCAACCCCAGGTCTGTACGAACAACCGATTATTCAAGTGATTGATACGGATGAACCCGTTGCTCCGCCCGCCCTTCCGTCACAGTCAAACTCTGCACCTGTATCTACACGGGACTCTGAGGGCGAAGTTCGCCTTGAGGCTCCGAAGGATTCCGACACGAAGGCTCTCGTAACGCAAGGTGCAACATCGGGAGGGATGAGCGGTTCGTCAAAAGCCGTGGTTCAGTATTCGCTTGTGTTTGATTCGCCCGAACAGCAACGCCGTTGGTACGACTTTTTGCGTTGGATGAGGTCAGACGCTGGTGTTGATGGCGAAACTACTGCTGAGAAGTTGATTGACTTCTTGGAACAGCACGCCGACTTTTGATTATTTGCGTGTGAACCATTGAAGCATGCGCTTACGCAATGGCTTACTTTGAACATCGTTTGCACGCACGACTGAGCCACCAGTGGTTGTCTTTGTGTTCTCCACAGTCCCGTCGCTGTGCACCACATTGACCGTGATTTCTGATGGCGTTGTACTCGTCGCTTGACGGGTGACGACATTGACGGTTGGTGTTTGACGCTTTACTGGTGCTTTCTTTGCGACTTGCTTTTTGGCAGGTGCTTTCTTTGCGGTTGCTTTTTGCGATGAAGCCTTTTTCGCTGTTGCAGTCTTTTTTGCTACTGCCTTCTTTGCTGGGGCTTTTTTCGCTGGTTTTTTCTTTTCATTGCTCATGTGGAAAACATTAGTATGTCACATACCCGTGATGTTGTACTTTTTGGCTATTTTTTTGAGTTATGCTTCTCGTTCATGAATGACTACCCCGATAGCCTTGACAAGATTGCGCTTGCTGTTGAAAGCGCAAAGATTGCCAAATCCATGATTGTCCAACAGGAGGGCATCGGGGAGGACATTTCGTTCAACTTGATGGTGTGGCGGGACTCTCAGTTGGTCGCTGTCGCTCAGTTGTCGCATTCGCTGATGGGCGACTCCGAAGAGCGTTACGGTTTGGTTGTTCAGGCGGCTTGTGTTTTGCGTCAGGGTTGGGGTGCGACTTCTTTTACGATGGTTGCCGAAGGGTATTGTTCTACAAATCTAGAAGAAAGTAAGGGAAGAGACATGGCTCAGTTGTTCGCTTCCCCGACGACCGACTTCGTGAAGGAGTGCTTGTCGTTCACGCATGTGCAGGAAGATGGCATCTTGTTCGTGGTAGTCCCGTACCGCTTTCTCCCTCCCCGCAAAGTTGAGTATTACAGACCCATGGCGCACAACGGGGTTGGCGTGGTTCGTGAGGCTCGCTACCCGATGTCGTTGCATCGTGCTTTGGAGTTGCCTTACGAGGCTGAGGGCGTGGATGAGGATGCACTTCATTTTGAGTTGGCGAACGGGCTGACTGAGTTGGGCTTTGAGGTGAACTACCGCTAACGAGAAAAAGGGGGGCTTTCGCCCCCCCCCGTCTTACGACTATTTGCTTTCTGCGAATTCGTG